GCGCGGTCATGGTTCTCCCTTGCGAGGTGGATTGGATGGTTCGCCCGATCGGGGCGCGTGGTCAGGTAGCCGCCGGTATGTGACCGTCCACCAGCCTGCGCACTGTGGCGGCGCGTGGACTCAGGTTGTCGGGTACAGCGTCGCCAACGCCGAATAGTTCGCGGCTCGGATAGCGATTTCTTTGTGCCAGTCCGTCGCGTCCCCCGGACGCCATGTCATGTAGTAGTGCGTCGCACTCCACACCGTACCCGCAGGGATCACCTTCAACCCGAAGTTGGTGTCACCGACCGACGCGGAGAAGGTGGGCGACTTCCACCAGATATTCATATAGTTCTTGCCGTTGTAGACGCGGGTCCGGACGCTCGCGACCTCGGGGCGGGATAGCACCGCCTCAGTGTCGTAGATGTTGCCGTAGCACCAGCCGTACCGGGGCTCGAAGAACGCCGACCACGTCGCTGTGCCTGACACCTCCGCAGCCTGGACGGACGAACACACGCCCAACCTGCGCGCGGTGTTCACCTGAGGCGGAGATTGCGTTCCTGCCACGCCCGAACCGTCATCGACCCAGTTGATAGCTGACGGGCCGACGGTCGCGACGAGACGCTCGAACCCGGAGGTTCGGCCGTAGATTCGGTAGCCGGTGGCGTTTGCCACGGCCGGCCAAGAAAGCGCCACGGTCGAGGTCGATCCCGTCGTGGTCTGCGTCGCCGCCGTCGAAGGCGTCGACTCCCCCGCCACCGTGATGCTGGTGACCCGGTACGAGTACGTCGCCGCCGCCAGCGCCCCCCCCGTTGGGGAGGTCGACGGAGTGATGGTCGGTGCCGCAATCAGGGCGTGAAAGTCGGTGTCTCCCACCACGGTCAAGCCCTGGCCGACGCGCGCCAGGACAGGTGTACTAACCGAGTCGTGCGAGGTAAGCCACTCAAATAGATTCCCGAACGTCTGCTGCGACAGGATGGTCGAAGTCCGATCCACTCGGACGATGCCGTCGGGAAACATTGTGATGGTTCGGTCCACGTTCGCGAACGGCGTGATTCCGTCCGAGGTCCGCCGGTATTCGGTCGGGAGGAAGAACTGGACCCGGCGGCACGCCTCCAGAGCTTTGGCCGGGGTGTACGTGACGAACCCGGCACCCTTGTCGACCTTCACCGTCGCTGTACCGCCCGCTCGTGGATACTCGCCGCCGTGCACGTTGCCGTACAGCGCGGTGCCTGCAAACGGCCCCCCGGGAGTCACGACCTGCCAAATTTGGTCGTTGTTGTTCGCCCGAGCCTGGATGTACGACTTCCCGGCGACATCAGGACTCTGCGGGTCATTGCCGACGGAGAGGCCGGTGTTGACGAACTCCGGGTCCGGCCTAGCGCCGTTCCACGCCTGGTCGCCGCTGTACGACTGGATATGGATCGGGCAGTACGGTCCGGCGGTGCCGTCGAACCCGAAGTCGTGCCGCTGCACCTTCCACGACCGGGTCGGAACGTCCCGATGCTGCTGGAACACGTTTAGGGTCTGAGTGTTACCGAAGTCGGTGGTGATCAGCATCGGCCGCCGCACCGAACCCACGTTCCGAAGGGTCACATTCGAGATGCTGACGGTCCCCGACGGCGCGTTGTTCTGCGACTCCAGCCGCAACTCGAACCAGGCGAAGTCGAACTGCGGCATGAACTCGAAGATGATGTGCCCGGATTGCTTCACGGACGACACCGTCGCCAGATACTGCTGCGCCGACCCGGCTAGAATCGTCCCACCCGAGTCCGTGAGCAGCACTGAGATCCCAGCCCACCCCGACGGAACCGTAATCGCGTAGTCGAACTCCAACCGGTAGGAGTAGTCCCGGTTCGCCGAAGGCATCAACGACCCAATCCGAGTCCGCACAAAGTTGTTGCTCGTCCCGTTTGCGGTCAGCGACGGTGACACCGTGGACGAGTTGTACGGGCCGCCCACCTGGAAATTGCCGACCTGCCACATCTCTGGCCCAATAGGCGTCTCTGGCGCCCACGGCGATATGACTTGGCCGTTCCTGCGCCCGAAAGCTTCGCCAAGCGTTGCTCCATCGACGGCCGCAGCTAGGGACGCCTGCGTGGCATAGGTGCCGCTACCAGCTGCGGTGATCGCAGCGAGCGCAGCAGCGGAAAGGTCATCCAAGCCGACCTGCCCCTTGCCGGAGAGGCCGTCGTCAACGAAGCCGCGGGTGATCTTGCCAGCTACCGTGCCGACGGCCGGGGCCACGGCCCGCAGGTCGACTGTGGTGTTCGCCGGAGCATTGATCTTGTAGATCTTCTGATCCCACACCCAGGGCTCAAACACCTCGTACTGCCAGCCGGCCGGGGCTATGTCCGCATCGTCAGTGGCTGGCAGGACGACCGAGAAGGACCCAGCGCCATCCAACGTTGCCAGGTAGACCCGCTCTGGGCGCATCTGGGCATAGCTGCCCTGGAACGCCCCGGGGGTTGGCCGGAAAGAAATGGTGCCTGATCGGGGTGCGCCGACGGGGTCGACGAAAGTGCCCGTGACAGTGGCGCCCGACCAAGAGGCCGGCCACTCGGGAAGAACTGGCATTTAGACTCCCATGAGACTAGGGGGAAGGGGTGAGGCAGCCACGCTTGCACTGCCAGGGCGGGTGTGAATCAGGGATTGTCGTAGCGCGCCACGTAGGCGTTGAACTTGGCCAGCTCGGCGACCGAGAGGTCGATACGGCCGAGGGCGGCGTCGATGCCGGACAGGTCGACCGGGGGACTGACCACCGTGGTGCCACCGCCAGGGATGGCGGCGACGGCGGCCTTGAGAGAGGCGATGTCGGCACTGGCGGTGGCCAGGCCGGCCTTCAGGGCGGCAAGGGCCTCCAGCACGTCACTGAGAGCGGTGACAGCCGAGACGGTTGTGCCGTCGGGGCGACGCACCTTGTAGCGAGCGCCGGGAGTCTGGCCGGAGAACAGGCGGTCGACGACGGCGTCGATACTGGCCGGCGTGAGGTCTACTGCAGGCACGAGGGGGTCTCCTTGCTGGGACGCGGGAAGTTCGGGGGCGACCATGCCGGCCTTGACCCAGGCGATGAGCTTGGGGCCGGGGCACTCGGTGGCGTAGTCGAAGCCGTGGTAGGACTTGGTGAGCTGCTTGCCGGTGCGCTGGCACGCCTCGTCATAGAGCGCGCGAGCAGTGCGAAGCGCTGCGTCACTGGGCGTCTGGTCCGCACCGATGCCGATGTAGATGCCTATGCCAGTGGTGTTGTGTCCCGGACAGTGAGCGCCAATGAGGTTCCATCCACGCCCCTCGTAGGCCACGCCCTCCTGGTCGACCACGAAGTTGTAGCCGACGCCACTCCAGCCATTGGCCAGGTGGATGGCCTCGATCTCCCGAGGGACGGCCACTCCGGCGGACGCCTTGGGGACGCCACCGTGGTAGTGGATGAGCACCTCGGTGCGAGAGCTGAGGGGAGTGGAGTAGGGGGTGGTCTGCCAGGGCTTGGCGCCCCAGCTGGACCGACTCACGACACTGACTGGCATGGGGCCTCCTAGCCGCCGGTGAACTTGTCGATCAGGGCGCCGAAGGTGCCGCCGGCCGCTGCCAGGGCGCCCATGACGACGAAGCGCCACTTCTCCAAGGCGCGGAGCCTGCCCTCGATGTCGCTGCCGGAGGTAGTGGAGTGCTTCTCCAGGACGGCAATGCGGGCATCATGGTCGATGCTCTCGAGCTTGCGAATGCGGGACTCGTGGTCGGCTCCTTGTGAGAGGACGCCATCGAGCTTGGTTTCGATACGTGCGAGCGTGACTACTACCGCCTCGGTTACGTTCTCTGGCATCAGACCCCCAGCTCCCCTTCGATGAGGGAGACGCGAGTCGACATGTCGTCGACCAGACCGGTCAGGTGTTCGATGTCCGCCTGCTGACGCTTGACCACGTCGAGCAGAGCGACGCTGAGCAGGTCGTACCGGATGCTGTCGATCTCGCCCTCGTGGCGGATGACGATCTCCGGGACCAGCTCGTTGACTTCCTCTGCGATCAAGCCGTACTCGTCGTTCGGGGTGTCGTCGCCCTTGCGGTCGTAGACCCTGGGCTCAAGCGCCAGCACCTTGTCGGGGTCGACCGAGTATGGCCGGACGTTCTGCTTGTACCTGATGCTCGAGGTGTTCCGGCAGAAGTCGTGGTTGCCGTCGACCCACACCGCATACCAGCTGGAGCCGGCGGGCGTGTAGGAGTGGGGGCGGTCGGAGCCATTGGCCTTGTCGACCCCCCTGGTGACGTTCGCCCCGGTGTGGACGTGGGCGGGCAGGGCGTGTGTGTGGCTTGTCGCCGCGTAGCTGTGGGTGTGCGCGTCGGGCGGGAACGAGCTGGGCTTGCCGGTGATGCTCACCCAGTCGTGCACGTGCGAAGACGGTGTAAACGAGCTGGGCTTGCCGGTGATGGCGTTCCAGTCGTGCCCGTGCGTCGAGGGGGTGAAGGTGCTGGGCTTGTCCGTGATGGCAGCCCAGGCGGCCGAGCCGCCGAGACTGACCCAGGAGCTGCCGTCGAACCACTCCCACCCACTCGAAGAGGTGTTGTAGCCGAGCTGGCTCCTGCGGGGGGCGGTCGGCTTGGTGTCGTTGCTCCAGATGCCCACCCGCGAGCCGACGAAGGGGCGGTAGTCCGCGATGAGGGCGTTCGAGATCGCCACCGCACTGGGGGCGACGGTGACGGTGGCCAACGGCAGCTCATAGAGCCCCGTATCGGTTTGCGTCAGCGCCGGAGCGCCCGAGCCGGGGGTGCCGGTCAGGACGAGGGGGGCGATCGAGTTGGTCGACGGATCCATTCGTAGGACGACGCGGTCGATGCGAGTCGACGGGCTGGCGGCGGCGATAGTCACGGTCTGGTCCGCGGTCATCTGGATGGCGTGGCCACGAAGCACCGCGACGCCGGCCGCGACAGTGAGGACCATGCTCGAGCCGGTGCCGGTCACCTTGAAGCCAGCGCCACCGAAGGCGTCGGCCACGCCGGAGTCCTGTAGCTCGCGGAATAGCTTGCTGTACTGCGACTCCGTGACGGTCACGCCGTCGAACGGATAGGCGAAGATTGCCACGAGGGCGCCTCCTGGGGCATTGTCGAGGGCTAGGCCCTCGCGTGGAAGGTGATCCCTTCGAGGGACAGATATGTGATGGAGGTAGCGCCCGTGGTTCCGGGCGTGCTCGAGAACGACACTTGACCGTCGGCGAGGACATCGAGGCGCACAGCCCGCTCGGTCGGAGACCAGCCTGGAGAGTTTCCGATCACCGTGAATATCTTGCGCGTTAGCGGTCGGAAGCCCACCGGCAGCGTGCCGATTGTTGAGAAGCTAGAGGCGCCGGCATGTTTGACCAGACCCTGCAGCTGCACCGTGTCGCTCGCGACCTTGCGGTAGGCGGGATTCTCGAAGCCGCCGTCGTAGCTGGCCCAGCCGTTCTGCATGCCTAGCGCGCGCCAGGTGTCATCCAGCTCGCCCGTACCCCACCTGAGTCCCGAACTGGTGCTGTCGCCGTTCTTAATGGCAATGAGAATCCAGTCGTACGGAATCGCAATCTCGCCCGGGTCGCTCCAGTTGGAGACTCGGAACTTGGACGAATCTGAGGCGAAGCCATCGACCGGAGGTTCATACCAGAGAGCGGTGAATGCGCCGAGGGGGATCTTGCCCCCGGCGACCGTTACTGAAGACCCACCGGAGTAGCTAGGGATCACGGTGGTGTCGGACGGCATGTCAATCTCGAGATAGCCGTCCGGGCGCGAAGCCGCCAGGTTCTCGTTGGAGATGGCGAGGAAGCGGTCCGACCAGTAGATGCCGCCGGAGTCGGCGCCCTTGACGCCACCGCCGATCAAGCCGGCCTGGTCGCGCTGCCCCAGATTCATCAGGTTGAGGTCGCTGTAGATGCCGCTGGAGAGACCATTGACGTACGCGATGGTCGTCAGGCGAGCCGTCTCGATAGCAGCCGTGATGTCGGTGAGTCGAGCGAACTCGGCGTTGCGCTCGAGGGCGCTCACGCGGGAGTTGATGTCACCCTGGCTGCCGACCTGTGTGACCAGAGGCTGGCCGATGGTGGCGCCGAGCTTGAAGCCGTCACTGCTGGCCTTGAGCTTGTAACCAGTTACCGTGGAGGGCAGCTCCTCGCCATTCACCACGACCGAGACGCCGTCGCCGATGTTCCAGTCGCGGCCGAATCGCATGGTGCTCGACTCGTCGTCTTGGGGGACCACCTGGATGTCGTAGCCAGTGAAGCCCTGGTCCTTGAGGATCTCGTCGGCCTTCTGCTGGTACTCGGTCTCGTCGTCGGTCTGGCGCTGGTCGACGAACTTCTCGATGCGCCGGCCCCACTCGGCCTGAGCCGCGATGCTGGCAGGCGAGGTGGCTAGCAGGAAGGCTCGGTCGACGCCTTCGCCCTGGCCGGCGACCATCACGTGCGTGACGCCAGGGGCCAGGATCTCGACGGTATGACCGGAGAGCGTGCCGTTGTGGATGTCGAGACGGATCTCGTCAGTGCGATCGACGACGGCGAATGTCTCAAACATTAGGACACTGCCCCGCTGGACGATGCGGAAGCCCAGATTGCCGAGAGAGGCGATCTCCGCCAGTAGCAGCCCAAGCACCGGGAAGCGCGCCGACTTCTTGAGGCTGGGACCGCGGTTGAGGTTGGTGCCCATCGTCAGGTATGGAGCGCGGCGACTGACGGGAGCGCCAGGACCACAATTGGCGTTGACGTACTGGTGCAGCAGGGTCTCGGCGTTCGCCGTCCTCACGTCATGTGAGGTGACCTGGCCGGCCACGGTGTCCGATGTGGGCGTCGGCCAGGCCAGGTAGTCGGAGAGGATGACGTCGTCTGTTGCGCCGCTGAACGTCAGCGTGCCCCTCGTGTCGAGCGGGGTGGCCGAACGCTTCGGCTTGATGGTGGGGCCGGAGACCAGGACGTCGCTCGGTCCATTGATGATGAGCCCCGAGCCCGGAGTCTCGAGGAACGGAACCATCGGGTGCTCCGCGGGGAGTTTCAGCTCCCACTCGCCGACGTTGTTGAACCGGTTGGTCAGGGTGAAGTCGAGGTCACGGGGAAGGATTGTACCGACCCTGGCCAGCGCCTTGTTGCGAACCTCAACCGTGATGTCCTCGAGCTTCACTTGCTAGATCACCAACCATCGCCTCGGGCGCCACGCGCAGGTGATGCGCGAAGCGGAAGTGGTGTCGAGCATGGATGCCGTGGCCTCGGTGGTGCCGGGCGGGATGGTCCACAGTCGCGGAGCCGGGAGAAGCGAGCCATAGCGGCTTGCGCCAGTGCCGTCGCGTACCGAGCCGGCCTTGGTATCTACCACCAGCGTCTCGCCTACGCCAAGCGTGCCGGCCCATTCGAATGCCTCGCCAGAAGGTAGGGCGGCACGGAAGTTGCGACCCGGACCGGTGACGATCCAGACCGGATAGGCATCGGCGTCGCCGATGTTTTCCAATGGAATCGAGCCGATGGCCTGGGAGCTGAACAGCGACATGGACACCATGGAAGTGAGGAACGCTCCACCTGCGCCGCCGCTGACGATGCTCTTGGACTCCGCCCGGCCGGCGGTGAAGTAGGGGTCGCCGGCTCGGAGGGTGAGCACTGTGCGAAGGTCGCTCTCGCCAGTGGTGTCGTTGCCGTAGGAGTAGCTGCCCCCACCGACTCGAGCCACCGAGGTGAACCACTCGCTGCCGTCTTCCTCGACGAATACCAGCTCGCATGGCTCGGAGAGCATGAGCGCCAGCCGGCTCATGTAGGTCTTGAGGGCTTCGCGGTTCTCTCCCGCCACGTAGAGCGGGAGGTCGATGTCCCTGGCCTGCACGCGACGACTGCGGTAGACGGAGCCGTCGCCAGCCCCGTCGGACCACTGCACGTTGACCGGGGGCAGGCCCAGGCCGGTTACCCCAGCGAGGGCCTGCACGCCATGACCGCTCTTGTAGACGGCATCGAGGTCGAACTCGTCGACCGAATTGCGGAGCTTGAGGCTCGGCATTACCAGCCCACCATTCTCGATCGCTCAGTCGCCAAGAACAGCTCCTCCTCCGAGGAGAGGGAACTGCCCGGAGCGGCGTAGTAGTTGAAGGTTCGGCTGGCACCACTGGACGCCTCGAGAGATGCCCCTCGCAGGGCCTGCGAGGCCGCTGGAGACCACTGGAAGGCGCCGATGGTGGGAGAGTCCACCTCGGTGTTCCCAATCTCCTTAGTGAAGCCCTGGAGGCTTTTGCGGACCACGTCGTACCGACTCTCAAGGCCATTGAGGAAGCCCTCGATAACCAGCTGGCCGGCGGGGGTAAGGAGCACCTTGTCGAGTGACTCCGGCCCCTTCCAGCTCGTGAGCTTCGAGGTCAGGTTGCCAAGCGTGGACTGAACCCCACTGAACATCCCCTTGATTCCGTCGATGAACCCCTGGATCAACCGCCTGCCGGCATTGAGAAGCGTGCTGCCCACATTGCCCATGGCGGCGGAAGCAGCGCTGGGTAGACCGCGGACGGCGGCAACGGCAGCACTTACGCCGTTGATGAACGCGCCCTTGATGAAGCCCCAAGCCAGCTGCGCGCCGAGCTTGATGTCAGACCAAGCGCCGGAGAACAGATTCCTGATGGCCGTGAGCGCAGCGCCAGGTGCCGCTCGCAGCTCATTGAGGAAGGTGGACCAGCGAACCTTGAGCGCATCCCAGATGGCGATGGCCGCTGCCCTGATGGCGTTCCAACCCAGGGCGAAGCCGTCCTTGATCAGCTGTAGTCCGACCTTGGCAACCTTGAGGATGCCGACGGACCAGAAGAGATCCCAGGCACCCTTGATGAGGTTCCAGACGCCTATGACCAATTCCTTGGCACCGTTCCACACCCTCGCCCAGTCGCCTGTGAACAGGCCGGCGATGATGTCGAAGGCTCCCTGGAAGATGCCCACCAGGCCGTTGACAACTTCACCCACGCCCCGAAAGGCGGTGATGATGGTGTCGAGCAGGAACCCGCCGATCCACTGGAGCACCGGGGCCACGACCACCATGAGCATGGAGGCGAAGCTTGCGATGCCAGCGATCAGGGGGACCAGGGCGTTAATGACGAAGACGATGACCTCGGCCAGCTTCGGCATGTAGTCAGCGATGAGCTGCCCCAGCACGGTGAGAACCGGGCCAAGGATGGCTACCGCCAGCTGAATGATGACCGTGAGCAGAGGGCCCAGCGCGGTTAGCACGGTCGCCACGGCCTGGCCAACAATCACCAGGATGGGACCGAGCGCATTGAACGCTGGCACCAGCACTGCGGCAAGCTGGAGAGCCAGCTGGACGATAATCGGAACCAGTGCGCTGACAATGCTCGTCAAGGCCGGCAGGAGGCCACCTGAGAGCAAGCCGGCGATGGCCGTACCCAGAGTGGCAAAGACCGGCGCCAGGCCCGTGACGGCCTGCGTGAGGGCTCCCGTGAGGACCGTGATGATGGGCTGGAGAGCGGGCAGGATTGCCAGCAGCATCGGAGCCAGGGCCTGGAAGACCGAGGCCAGCAGCGGACCGAGCTGAGCGGCGAAGGCCCCGAGGATAGTGCCGAGAGAGCCGAGCACCTGCGCAACCGGACCGAAAGCTGGGGCGAGCCCCTCGATTCCCGCCTGGAGCCCAGTGAAGAAGTCGATCAGACCATTGGTGAACGCCGGCTGTGACAGCGCCCCGGCGACCGCCCCCAGCAAAGTGCCGATTGCGGCACCTGCAATTGGAAGGATGGTCTGGAGGGTCGATGTCAGAGTGGCGAAGAACGTCTCAACCTGCGGGCCAGAGCGCTCGGCGATGAGCGACATGGCCTGGTGCGCAGCGTTCAGCGTGCCGACCAGTCCGCTCTGAAAGCCTGCGCTACTGGTGACGTTGTTTACACGCTCTAGCGTGTCGGCCATCATCGTGAGGGTGGAGCCGCCGGCCTGTTCGGCCGCCCGGACGATGTCGGCGAAGATGCCGCCGATGCCACCGAGGACGCGCCCCAGCTCGGTCAGCTGGAAGATGGCGTTGTCGATCCAGCCCTGGAGCCGACCATCCGAGGAGGCCGACGTGAGGAAGTTGGAGAACTGGGTCGACAGGTCGACGAACCACTGCGCGAGCCGGGGGAGGTATCCCGCTCCGGTCTCGCCCAAGATCTTGATAATGTTCGCCAAGGCCGAAGTGCCCGTGGTGGCGATGGTGATGCTGTCCGAGAGATCCTTGAACATATTGGCCAGCGCGCCGTTGAACACGCCCGTGAGGGCGGTGGCGAAGGCACCGAAGAAGCCACCCAGCGAAGTACTGATCTGGGTCATGCCGGCGAAGAACTGGGGGAACAGCGTGTTGATGAGAAGCTTGAACGGCTCTGCGGCCTTGGCCCAGAAGTTGTCGCTCATCTGATCCTGGAGCATCTTCCATGCCTGGCCGGCCTTGGCGGCCTTGCCCAGTCCGATGGCGAACTCCGGGACGTACTTGTTGAAGTCCTTGAGCGCTACCGCGGAGGCGATGACGCCAATGGCCAGGCCGCCGAAGATGCCCGGCAGCACCAGCGCCGCAGGTCCGATCTGCGCCAGCGACGACGACAGCGCAAACAGGTTGCTGGCAGCCGTGAGGGCGTAGCCGCCGAGACCGGCGATGGCCAGCGCGAGACTGCCGATGAGCGGGAGGTTCTTGTCGAGCTTGCCCAGTGCCGTGCCGATGTCGTCGAGGATCGTGCCGACAGCGCGAGCGCCCGAGAGGGCGGCCAGCGCGGTAGCAGCCTTGGAGGCGGCGAGGCTATTGACGACGGGGAACAACTGCACGGTGCGTGGGCGCGCGAGGAAGTCGAGGCGAGCCCGAGAGAGCGCGAGAGAACCGTTGACGAAGTTGAGGGAGACGTTGATCTTGATGGGACTGTGGTCCCGCTGGAAGTCGCGCAGCTCCTTGGCGACTTGCTGCTTACTCTCCTGGCTCAGCTCGAGGTCAACCACCGACGCAACGAGATCGGCATTGATCTTCAACTTGCGCGACTTGAGCTTGCCATCGAACTGGCGCAGGGCTCGAGTTATGGTCTCGTCGAAGCCATCCGTCGACACCGTGGTGTAGAGACGGATCTTCCGAGAATCCATCGCCCGGTTCTCCGCATTGATCTTGCGGATGCCCTCGAGCATCGTGCGCCGTGCGCCAGTGAGGTCGATGACCGTCGGGAGACTGATCTCGAGAGACTTCTCGATTGCGTCCAGCTTGCGCTTGGCGTCGCGGCGGAAGTCGTCGGTGTCCGGGAGAACCTTGACGCCGACGCGACCGATTAGCTGAACGGCTGGCATGTGGCCTACCTCCGAGAGAGCATGGCGTGGAGAGAGGCGACGGTAGCCGGAGCCTTGCTCTCCCCCTTGGGGCGTGACTGGGGGCGAGGCCAGGCGGGCAGCTTTGGAGGCTTGCCCTTCCATTGGCCGGTGGCTCGGGTGTTCAGATTGACCGCCTCGTAGAGGTCGGCCATGAGATGCCTGCTGGCATCCCAACCGTAGTGATCTCGTCCACCCGAGGCGAGGGCGACGGTCAGCGAGCTGTCAGGCAGCCCCTGCACGAGCCTGATGACAAGTGCCGGCGACGGGCCCCTACCCTCGATGACGTCAATCAGGTCGACGCCGTAGTACCGCTTGAGGTCGGGATAGAGGCCCTCGCCGAGATCGTCAATCAGCTGGCAGAGGCTGAGGCTTCCCCCAGCTCGGTCACCTTGCCGTAGCGCTCGAAGACCTCCATCATCGAGGCGAGGTCGCCCTCGAGAGCGTCGATGAGCTTGGTGGCGTGGGCCTCGCGCAGGATGACCGTGCGCAGGATCTCGCCAAGGAGCGTCTCCTCATCCTCCTCGCGGTCGTCCGCATTGAAGGCGTCCTGGAACTTCTTGAGCTGCTCACGGCGCTTGCCCGGAAGGCGAAGCGGATTGACCAGCGAGACGGTCGTGCCGTCCACGTCGATGTCGAGCGAGCCGTACTTGGCCTCTGCGGCCGAGCGGATGTCGTCGAGGGTGAAACTGTTGGCCATGGCGGACCTCCTAGTGTGGTGGCGGAATGGGTGGTGCCTCTCCTCGCACGGGTCCGCCACCCACAGAGCGAGGAGAGGGTCATGGGGTCACACTTGCACAGCTGGTTAGCTGAGCGGTGTCACCGCGTAGGTCCAGGTGTTCGACCCGTCCTGGAGCGGGGTCACCTGGATGGGCAGACCGGCGAGCGACTCGCTGTCCGCGATGGAGATCGAGTCGGCGCGGTAGATCTCCGCCTTGGGGCAGTAGAAGGCGAACTCGTGAGCGCCGTCGATGAAGACGATCAGGAACGCCTTTACCGTGGTGACCGGGTTGCTGGGGACGCCCAGGGTGCCGTCGGCGTTGGTCACCATGTTCGAGCCGAAGAACAGCTTGAGGCTGTCGGCGTCGAACTGCTGGAGCGTGAAGGTGAAGGACTCGGTCCGCTTGCTGTACGTGGTGCGGAGCGACTTGTTCTGGAGGGTGCCCAGTACGGTGGCCTCGCCGCCGTCGGACGACATTCCGAAGATGTCCTCCAGCGAAGTGTGGCCGATGTTCGCCCAGGGGACGTCGACCGTGGTCAGGTCGGCGGGAAGTGCGGTGCTGGGCGGCGCGACGAAGTAGTTGCCGGCGCCGATGACGAGCGTTGCGTTGTCGTTGAGTGCCACGGGTGTGGGCTCCTTCTGTGAGAGCTAGGGCGCGTACGGTGACGCGGCGGGCTTACGGATGCCGATGTGGTACGACGCCTCGTAGCGAATGACGCCCGTGGGCAAGTCGGCGTACTGAACAGGACCCGTGGCGGTGGCCCAGTCGGGAGCGCGCCGAGGTGGCGTCTCCAGCGTGCAAAGAATGATGTGGCCACGCCCCGGGACGACGATCTGGTTCAGCCAGGCGTCGCGCAGAATCACCCGAATCGCTTCAGCGAGAATGGCTGCATCCTCGTCAGCGTCGACCCCTTCGACGAAGCAGTTGATGTCGACCCGGGCAGAGTCGGTGAATCGAGGGTCGCCATTCCAGTTGCCGATGATGCGCCCGCGGCGCACCAGGACGAAGGGGAAGGTCTGGTCCATGGCGATGAGGGACCCGACGGGGATCTCGGGCTCCAGCCTCTGTCGCAGGATTGGCAGAATGACATCCTCGACAGGGGAGAACTCGGCGATCGCCTTGATGTGACTTGGGATTCCTGTCATTGCGACTCCCCTCTGCGCTTGCGCACCTTCGGAAGTCTTCGAGTGCGATCTCTCCTGATGTGGGCGGCCTGCGAGAGGATGTAGAGCCCCTCCATCTCGCCGTATGTCTCGCCCGTCTCCGGGTCGATGTAGCCGGCGCGGCCGAACTCGATGCTCAGTGCGGCAAGGTCGCCTGCGGTGTCGTCGAGAATCACGTAGTAGTCGAGGTCGCCCTGAACCACGTCGATGGAGGCGTGCCCCTCGAGCGTGTGCTCGAGCAACAGCCCCTCGGCTCGGACGCCGATCTCGAACGCTCTGTCTTCCAGCTCGCCCTGGACCGGCGGCAAGTAGGCGATGAACTTCTCGATCTTCTTGCCGGCTACTCTGCGGTAGACCTCAGCCACCCGGTCGCTCCCGGAGGTCGATGCTCCAGTGGCGCGTCTGGCGAACGCCGTGATGGTAGGCCGGCGGGGTGACGACGTCCCACATGCGCCCTCGGTACTCGACGCGCGACCAGAGGTTCACGTCGGTGAGGTCCGGGGCAACGATCATGCGCAGGATGTTGATCTGCTGCTGTCCGGGCACCTCGGCTCGCGCCGAGCGCTGGGGCACGAAGACTGCCCGCACCTCATGGGGGCCGACCTCGTCAGCGCTCACGTTGACGTTGCCGCGACGGTCGACCGTGGTGATGGTCTTCCATACCTTGGCCAGCTCGCCCTTGCGGCGCTGCACGCTCACCAGTCGCTCGAGTCGGAATTGAAGAACGGGAACGGCTTTTCGCCATCGAAGTCCGTCGGGACATAACCCTCGGGCGTGGCCGGCTTGCGCCCCCAGGCCACGATGGGCGAGGAGTAGATGCCGCCACCTCGGCCCGCGAGGGTCTGAATAGCTGCGACCTCGGCGGCTGAGAACTCGGGGCTCCCGGGCATCGCGCCGCGGGCTCGAGCCCAGACGAGAATCTCGTCGCCGGCCCGACTCTGCTCATAGCCGTCGGGGTTGCGCAGGTAGCGCCGCGCTGCACTGATGACCGTAGAGACCACCAGTCGCGGGGCATCTTGCGAGTCGTGCCAGTCCCGGCCGTAGAAGCGTGCCTTGTCGGACAGCTCCTCCAGCACAGACAGCGCGAGCCTCTCCTCGTCCGCCGACAGCTCCCACTCGATGCGAGCCTTGAGGTCGTCGATCGTTGCGAGTAGCTCCATGAGCCACCTCCAGTTGACGAGGGGTAGGTGGAGGGGCAAGCCGAAGCCCACCCCTCCACCCCATGGGCTTAGGCGTTGTTCGCGCCCGGGTCGGTCACGTCGGTCTCAGCGCCGCGACCCGTCGGGGTCCACACGCTCGCGTCCGAGATGCCGGTGAACTGCGCCAGCTCGCTGGCAGCGGCCGGGTAGTCCGAGGCCGCGTCGAGGCGCAGCTTGATGCCCCGGACGAAGTGCTCGCCCGTGGTGATCTTCTCGGTGTTGTTGCCTGCGTCCCAGCCGACCAGGATGTCGGTGACGCTGCGGGTGCCGGCGTAGCAGTTCACGACCGAGCGGTCCTGCATGTGCTCGCTGTCGTAGTCGCGCACCCAGCGGAGGCCATAGCCCTCGAAGGAGATGGTGGCGCCGTAGGGCACCGACTGCGGGACGGACGGAGCGGCGGTGGCCAGAACGAAGGCCGAGCTGGCGAAGGCGTAGGCCGTGTCGCTCGGGATGCTCTGGTCGGTGACGAAGGTGAAGCCGTAGCGCGAACCCAGGGTGGCGCTGCGGAACGCCGACTCGGCGGCCGAGTCACCGACGTTCTGCGCCAGGGTCAGCTTGTCGTCGTTGAGCAGGGCGGCCTCGAAGTCCGAGCCGACCAGCATGTAGCGGGCGCCGCTCGGGACGTTGAAGGCGTTGAGGACCCGACGGGCCTCGACCAGGGCGCCGCGCAGGTTGCGCTCGGCGTTACCGATGGTCACGTTGTACGCCTGGCTGGTCAGAACCGAGATGCACTTCCGGTTCAGGCCACGAGCCACGGCCTTAGCCTGCGGGCGCAGCAGGTCCGACCACTGCTTGATGTCGAAGTCCATCTGCTCATCGGTCGCCTTGACGGCCGAGTAGACGTTGCCACCGAAGGTGACGGCGATCTTCCGCTCGTTGTACTGGTCGAACACGATGCCCGCACGGGTACCCGGCGTGGTCGACGTGGTCGAGCCGGAACGCCATTCGTAGTTCCGGAAGGGCAGAACGCCCTCGACCTTCATGTTGATGGTGTCGTTCTCGGCACCCTTGTACTCGTCCACGCCGGTGCGGGTGAACAGGTTGGGGATGACCAGCTCCTGCTCGAGCATGCCGACGGCGGCTGCGACCAGCTTCTCCGGCTTGACTACGAGGTGCTCATTGGTAGGCACGTGCGTCCCTCCAGGGGGAATGAGGAAACCCCCACCAGCCGCAGCTAGAGGGGGCTCGAGTGAAGTAGGTGAGTGTTGCTAGCTCAGCGCCGCGTCATGCGGGCAAGCTTGCGGGGGTCCATCTCTCCGTCGTCGTTGTCTGACGGATCGAGGCCACCCCTGGGTGTGCCGGCCGGCGGTGCCGGGGGAGCAAGCAGCTTGGCAAGCTCCTTGGCGTCAGCCTCCAGCTCCTCGGGCGTCGAGCCCTGCAAGCGTGCGGCCAGCGACGCCGGCAGTGAGTGCTTGCCTGCGACATCCCTTACGAGAATGTCTCGCTCCAGCTTGGCGTTGGACTCTCGCAGCTCCTTGAGCGCAGCCTCGTGATCCTCGGGGCTCTTGGCCTCCGAAACGCGCTTCTCGGCTTCGCGGAGCTTGGTGCGGTAGTTGGCCGCCTCGGCACGAACGTCAGTCAGTGCCTTGCGCGCCCACTCGGGCAGCTCGTCCTCGGGCTTCTTGTCGCCCGGAGGGGCTGTCACCTTGTCCTTGTCTTCGGTGACCTGCGACTCCTGGTCGCCGTCCGTACCGGTGCTGGGCTTGCCGTTCTCATCGGGATCGGGCATTGCGTCATGCCTCCTGGGCGGTAGTCGTGTTTCGCGCCACCTGGGCGCGCTTGGTTTCCTGGCGAATGAAGTAGCGCCAGGCAGAGACAGCCGCCTTGCCCGACAGGCCGCGAGTGACCTTTGGCCAAAGCTCGCTGTACTGCCGATTCAGGTCGAACTGGCTGCCCCCGTACTGGTCGTCCGAAAACACGGGGACGGCGACGCAGTGGCAGTTGTCGTGGAAGCGGTCACCGTCGTCATAGCCGCTCGCCCCACCCGCGAGGGTGGCGCTGCGCTCAGACTTGTAGACCGGCCCACGCGAAATGAGCATTGCGCACCAGCCGCAGGGCGTTCCAGTGAGCGACACTCGAACCCAGCCGATCGCACGCTTGTCACGCTCCGCCAGCGTCCAGATGGTGGACCTGCCACCGTCCATGCTGACGCGCGCCTGGGCGCTCGACTGGCGAGCACCGACGTCGTCGTGGATCTTCTGTCGTTCCTGATCGACCTTGCTCGCCGGGTCTTCCGGATTGAGCTGGTCGACCTTGCGCTTGAGGTTCTCGATGGCCAGCTGCTCGAGAGCAAGCTGGATCTCCTCCTCGGCAGCATCCTCGATGCGCTGCTGCTCAACCTCTAGCTGAGCCAGCTCCTCGAGCAAGATACGGTCGGCGTCGCCGTCGGAGAGCGGCCGGTAGGGCGCGCCCTTGCTGACGATCGACTCGACAAGGTTGTTGTCCTCGGTGTCCGGGGCGCTGGAAGGCAGGGGGGCGTCAGAGGTGGCGACATCTACGTCGTCCACCTGCGAGACGAAGTCCTGTCTCAGCTCGCCGAGAGTGACGCTGGACTGAGCCGGCCGAGCCGGATCGACCACCGTCGCATCGGTGAGCAGGGCCCGAATCAGGCGGTAGTAGGAGAAGGCCAGGGCTCGCGCCGCCAGGCGCCTGCCCATTACCCTCTCAGTGGCCCTAGAGAGCCAACTGGAGGCTTGTAAGGCGGTCGCCGTAGCAGGGACACTCTGCCAGTCCGCCAGGGCCTCACGGACGGCCTGAGCGCCCACCTGGGCCATCGCCACCTGGAAGGCGCGAGTGGCGGCGTCCGCCTCGGCGATCCGCTGTGGGGTCGTCGCCACTCACACCTCCTAAGTGATGGTGCGCGTGATGGTTGATCCAGACCTGGAGTCGCGGATCGGCGGAGCGGAACGACTGAGGGCGTCCGCCAGGGTGGCGACAGGGTCCTCGTCCGCGAGGCGCTCCCAGTCTTCGATCTCCGTCTGCGTGACGCCGGGCACCCGCGGCCACAGGCCACGTGCCGGAATCTCGAGCGACTCACGCAGCTTGCCGAGAGCGTCGGCCGTCTGCGCAATGGAGCGCTGCTCCATGTCGCGCCAGATGACCTCGCCCTGATAGTCGTCAGCTGAGGACTCGCCGTCCAGCTCGCCGGCAATCCGGAAGACTCGCTCCCAGCTCTCGCCGAAGCCCACTCGGAACTCCTGTCCCTTGCGTGCATTGGCCGTCTCGGCGGCGTCGAGCGCCTCGGCCGAGAGGTTCGCGATCTGGCCGAGAAGGTAGTGAGGGGGGGTCTGTGACACGGCCGCCAGGTGGCGAATACTCATGTCGATCGAGGCGATGAAGCCCTCGAGCGGGCTCTCGTCCAGAGTGCCGAACTTGACGTTCTCGTCCTCGGCGAACAGGAACCGCGCGGCGTTGTGGTTGATCGGGACGGGCTTAGGGTTGCCGAACTCGTCCAGCACCAGCTCGCCGGTGTCATGGTCGCGCTGGAGGGGCGGAGCCATGCCGCTGACGTAGCGCACCTTCATGCTTGTGTAGGTCTGCGCAACCAGCAGGTCGAAGACCGTCTGGTTGATGCGGTCCTGGAGCCGCTTCATGGGCTCGATCACGCCAACGGTGCGACCTTCGAGGTCGACCGAGGCGGCGAAGCGAGTGACCGGGCAGGTGCTGTTCCCGTGCGCAACTGCATTGGTCATGCGCACGTTGGCGTCGGAGTGCACGCCGTCGAGCGTCAGGTCGTAGCGCTTCGTCGCGTCCCACAGGATGGCCGTGCCCAGCTCGTCATCGGTGGGGAAGGTGACGATGGTCAGGGCCGCGAGGGGCTCGATGTCGTTCGCCGGGTCCTGGAACACGGCTGCGGTGAGCAGGGCGCTCAGGCCGCGAGTGCGGACACCCTCGACGCGCTTCTCGGTGACAGTGAAGCTGTGGCCGAACTTGAGCGCTCCACGGTGGACGGCGAGCTGGCGAGCATCCATGCCAGAGCGCTGCCAGTGCCGCCACTGGGGCGACTCATTCTTGGTGGCTCCAGGCTTCGGTCGGAAGCCGTCGATGTAGAGCGTCTGTGCCGGCGTATCGACCAGCAGGGGCATCCAGTTGGAGACCGCGCGACTGGCGAGCAGCTTGTACTCCGTGTCGGCATTGTCGGGCACGTACGGCCCGACCTGCTTACCGCGGTGGTACTCGTCGATGCCAAGCAGCCGGGGACGGTCTTTGTGCAGAATGCCGAGCAACTGGCGCGCAAGGGCCGTTGGGCTTGGGGTCACACTTACACTCCCTTTCGGGGTTACGTGAAGTAGCCGCGACCGGTGCGCTGCTTGCGCTCAGGGACACGGGTGCGGACGTCGTGCAGCGCCTGATGCGCGAGCATGAGGGCGGCGTAGAGGTCGACCTTGCGAGGCGACTCGCGGGACTCCTTGCCGAAGCTGACGCCGTAGTTGTTTACACGGCGCCGGGCGTTGAGGATGTGCCGGCGGAGTCGACGGTCGCCGTTGTTGCGGACCTTGCCGTCGAGGATGGACTGGAGCAGTCGCTCGTGGGCCAGCGTGCTGCGCTGGAGCGAAGACCGCATATCCCAAGCGATGGCGTGGGAGACGCTGGCCTTGGCGTCCAACTGTCCGCGGTACTGCTCCGCCCAGTCATCGATGTAGCTCTCCCAGAGAGCAACGTCGGCGTAGAAGGCGCGCACGTTGTAGAGCCGGAACGCCTCGTGTACCGCTCCGTCGACCTTGGCCTTGTTGACCTGCCATCCGACGCCGGCCGGCCCCTCGGGGCAAGCCTCATGGAGCAGCACGAACGCCGTCTGGTCGGAGACCCGAATGGCCACCAGGCCGGTGTCGTCGTCCGTCTTGCCGCCGTCGAAGCCCATGACGATCTCATCGCCGGGCTTGAGGTCGGTTTCGTCGGTGTTGTCGTCCCAGTTGGCCGTGGTGTAGAGAGCGTCCTCGTCGGCGACGATCTGATTGAGCCACATCCGCCGGCTGCGCGAGGCGGGGATGGTGACGTCCAGGACCGACATCACGATGGCGTCGACATTCAGCCACACTGCATCGCCCCGGATCTTCGGGACGACGATGTGCAAGCCCTCGGGCGTGAGCGGCGTGGACGGATGGGCCTCGATGGAGTCGTACAGCATGCCGACATCGGCAGCTCGACCCTCGAGCACCTTCTCGTACGCTTCGCGCATGCGCTCGGCGACACTGTCTTCGCCGGGGAGGTAGGCGTTAGTGATGGCCAGGTAGCGCGAGTCCATCTTGGTGACGTTGCCGTCGATGGTCTCATGCATCTTGTGGCCCTGATTGCCGAGCACCCAGTGATGGGTCTCGTTCAGTAGGGTGAACGTGGTCCGCTTGCCCTCGATGGCGCGGTAGGAGCTAGTCACGGCCTCGAGCCGGACGCGGCCACCACGGGCGCGGATCAGTTCTGCGCCCTGGGCGATGTCGTAGGCGGCCTCGAACTCGCGGGAGATCAGAGCCGGCATCAGCGCCATGGTGTTGCGCGTCTGATCTTGGGAGACGGCGGCGACCTGAACCCAGGCGGAGGGATGGGCGCCGCCAATCGGGGTGCCGTTCTCATCGAAGTGTGAGAAGCGACTTGGCCCAACCAGCTCAACGAGGCACATGACTGCGCCCATCGGGTCCTTGCCCCACCCCTTTAGCCGCTGGAGGACGCCCTTGCGGTAGACGAAGCGACCCTGCCCGTCGACTGCGTACCACCAGAGGAGGAAGCGCAGCTGCTCCATGGTGAAGCGCCAGGGTTTCGGATTGTCGTCGGTACTGTCCTCGGCCCGGAGCCACTCGGAGCACCAGCCGGCTATCTGCCAGCCGAGCGTCCGCTCAGGCAGGTCCCAAGAGTCGTTTACACGCCTCCAGGTAGGTCCGAAGAACGTAATGGGGAGGGCGTCGATCTCCGCCGGGGGAAGTGCGTCGATGATGCATCACCCCTCGGTTGATCGATCAGGCCAACAGCTCCTTGCGGTAGGACTCGATGGCGGTTACCGAGGCCGACTTGGCCCCAGTCACTGGCTCGTCCAGCTCGATCCGCACCCGGCGCCGCTGGCCCTCAGTGAGGAGCAGGTCGCCCAGGCCGGCCATGACCGTCTGCAGTAGCTGTGCGGACCGTCGGGCCTGCAACTTGTAGTTCGACAGGTCGTCGCACAGGGAGAACAGGATGGCGATGTCGCTCTGCTGGTAGAAGTCCGCCTGCCCCGACTCTTGGGCCGAGCGCCACACGAAGTCGGCGATGGGGTGCCAGGCGGGGTCGCCCTCGGGCCAGCTGACTGGCCGGGCAGTGCCCCTGGTGACAGGCACCTGCTCCTTGCCCTTCCGGGCTCGGGGGCGGGCGAGTGCGGACTCGCGCTGGGGGATGGGTCCTCGAGCGCCCATGGCGACCTCCTGGGTCAGAGCTTGGGGTGACGCCCGTACCTGACGGGCTCGGTGTGCCAGATGGCGTCCTCGCCGATGCGAGTGCCGCGCTTCTTGGCGTTGAACATGTAGCCGGGGCGGCTGTAGATGCCCACGTGGTGGGGTTGGCCGGCGCCGATGAAGACCAGGTCGCCGGGGGCCGGGCTGCGCACCTGGTTGCAGTAGTCGAACTGGTCCCAGCTGACCCGCGGCAGGCTCAGGCCGAGCTTGCCGTAGACGTACTGGGTGTAGCCCGAGCAATCCATGCCGGAGAGGCTCTCGCCGCCCCAGACGTACGGGATGCCGAACAGGCTTCGGGCGACGACCAAGAGCCGCTGACGGGTAGTGCCGCCCTTGGGGGCGGGCTGGGCCGCTCGAGGCGAGCTGGTGGCGCGAGGTTTGGGTGTTGAGGTCTTGGCCGGCGAGGGAGCCGCCAATGGCTTATCGGAGGCCGCCTGGGCCTCGGCGCGGTCGTCGGTCAGTGAAACGCGCACGGTATCGCGCGAAGCACGCACGGCTTCCTGACGGTCAATCAACAGGCCGGCAGAGAGGTCGTCGGCGGAAGCATCGCCAGGGACAGACCTGGTAACGATGGCCGCAACGCCACTGAGGGCGGCGGCGGAGAAGATGGTGCTGAACAGCCTGCGTCGACTGACTGGCGGGTCTTCGGCGCGATGCTTCGGCTGGCGGCGGGGAATGATCTGGGTCTCGTCGTCATCTCGAATCACGCAACGTACCTTTCGTAGAACGATGGGGCACCCCGGGGGCGAAGGGAGAGGAGGAGAACCTCCGCCCGCACCGGGGGCCATTGGCGGGAGGACTGGAGCGCAGCCCTTAATTCCCGCCCTCAGCGCTCAATGAGACCGGGGTGGGTCTCAGAGCGCCGAAACTTGGCGTTGTTACGCCGTCGTTGCGCCAGGAGCGCAGCGTTTCCCTCACGGGAGGATTTCTGCCGGTGATGAAACCCACAGAGCGATGTAAGGTTGGACTCCTTATGGTCATCGCCGGCAGTGACGTGGTCTACATCCGTGGCTGGATCAGGGCATCGTTCTCTGGTTTCAGGGTGGGAGAACGTGCAGCGGTATCCATCGCGGCGCAGGATGCGGGACCGAATTGCATCCCAGTTCGGTGGTAGGCGAGAGCGCCTGTTCGAGCCCGACCAGTTAGGCATGGGCTCACCACCGCTGGAACAAGGTGGCCCCGACGACGTGTGCGGTGCTTCCGCGTGCCGACCCGGGGCGGTCTATTGGCCTGCTAAGGCTTAGGGCTTAGTACTAAGCCTTAGGGCGATATGTTAGTGCAGAATGAATCTATCCTCTATCTAAGTACTATAGAGACTTTATCCTCTATCTAAGTACTATAGAGACTTTATCCTCTATCTAAGTACTATAGAGACTTTATCCTCTATCTAAGTACGTAGTAACCTTAGAT